TCTATTGTGGAACATAGTAGACTGTAGAAATACAGTACATTTAAAACTGTTAAAGTTTTTAGGTTTCAAGTTCTTACGTAAAGTCAAGAATGGACCATATCAATTAGATTTTATAGAATTTTGCCGTGTGCGTAGATGCTAATGCAGCAGCTAGAAATGCTGCCAGACAAAGATGGATGGAGAAGGATGCTAAGTATCGTTCAGAATCCCTAAAATTTTGGAACAGAGAAACGTCTGCTGTTCGTGGTATGCAACGTGCTGCCACAGGTTATAGTCGAGCTATCAGTAATGACTACCAGCGAGCCTTGTATGTACAGGGTCAAGCGAGGAAAGCTTACCAAGCAGGCTTTATAAAATATCAACAAACAAAAGGCTCAGTTGATGAAGGTGGTAGAGATAGACGAGCTAGAAATAAAGGATTAGTTGCTTTAACAAGAGCAAGAGGACAGCTAGATAATGCTGTACAACAAGAGTTTGGAGTACAGATGCAGAGACGCTACCGAGCGAGACTGTTGAAGATGCAAAACTTCCAAGCACAAACAAGAGAAGCACTTGGTATAAGACCAGAGTATGGTGCTCCTGTAATGATGCCACCATCTGATAGACTTAGTGGTGCATTAAGTATTGCAAGTAAAACCCTTTCCTTAGTTTCACCATTTCTACCCGGTGGACAGTTTGCAGGGCTATTTAGTAAAAGTGCTAGTGCTGGATTAACATCTGGTGCATCAGCTGTTGCTGGTGGGTTAGGGCAAAGTGCTAACTTACTCAATCCAGTTACAATAGGTGGTTATATTGACCCATTCGCAGGTATAGGCTAATGACACAATCTTATTTTGAATATCTAGGGAGACGAGAAGCCGCTCCCTTTACTAACGAAGAGTTAGATTACACCAAAACAGAACCTGATCTAACTAAAGCAGTCAATGACCAGATTGACAGAAACATCAAGGATAGACAACAGTTTTTTCAAGATCAAATAGAAATATACAATCAAACAGTATCTGGTAAAACTAGCAGAAATTTAGATAATCTTTTAACTCTTACTAAAACTGGCTCTGCTATTTTAGATAGACGTCAAGAGTTTAGAGAAGATAGAAAAGCTTTTGACGAACTTATAGCTATCTACAACGATCCTGAGAAACGTGGTCAGTATGCTATTGTTGAAAAGAATCTTCAAGAAGTAGAAGGTGATCTTAAAAATGATGAAGACGTAGCTATAGCAAGTATAGAAAAAACTGGAGTAGATCCTGAGACTAATGAAGTTGTATCAGGTAATCAGTTACTAGACTTTAAAAAAGCTATATCAGCTAGTGAGTTTTTAAACGGTAGACATGCAGCAAAAAGCATGCAAACCTACTGGCCGAAATACTTAGAAATAGCTCGAGGTAGTTTACTATATAATGGTAAGCTATATGAAGATCTAACCTATTCAGAAAAGCAAGAGTGGATGAAAGTTGCAGGGGCTAACTTTGTAGCTATGTTTGCAAAAGCTAATCCTCGCATGACTGAACATCAGGTCATTACAAACTTTATGCCAAACTTTGACAAGACTTCTAAATCATGGGGTAGTCAAGGGTTTGATCTTGAGAATACTGCTGTTGACGAGTTACGTAATAATTCATCTACTCAAAACTATATTAATGCTATTAAAGTAGCATCTGACGCATTTAGTAACCCTATGATTGAGTCCGCTAACATCAGTAGCGTCTACACTAAGTCTGGTTTTATAGAAAATAAAGCAGCAATACTTAAAGCTCAGGGTCATCCTAATCCATATAAAAAAGCTAATGAAATGTGGACTGATATGATTATTAAAAACATAGATCAGTTCGATGAACAGGATATAGAATACTTACTATATCATGATAAGTTTGTAGCCAGACAACATACTGATACTGGTAAATTATCTAGTTATTTTGATATACAACCTAAAAATGCTAACAGAATAGCCAATGCTTTTATTGATCGGAACAAAGAGGATAACCTAGCATCAGAAAAGAAAAGAGCAGAGGATATATTCAATCGTCTCAACAATGGGCAAGAAGTTCCACGAGATGTACTTACTACATTTAGTAATGAAGAAATCCGAACTCAAGTAGAAGAGGCACTAGACAAGGGTGAAGCAACTGAGTTTAGTCGACCTGAGTTTAATGTTAAGTCTAATTTATTTAGGCAACTATCTGATAACAGAGCTAAAGAGTTAGCTGCAATACAAGGTAATCCCGGAAAATATGGTGATGCTACGTGGCGGCTTACTACAACAGATAGCATTTACGATCAAGCCGGTGAGTATTTTAAAAAGCAATACAATGAAAGATTTGAACTGACTGGTAATAGAGCTGATGCACTAGAATATGCACAAAAGAAAACTATTGAAGCTATGAACAATGCTGAGTTTGATGATGTAATTAGTGAAATAGTTTCAGATACTCAGATTGCTAAATCTCTTAAGTTGCGTAAAGTATATGAAGCTGATAAGAAAGCTGCACTTAATTCTAACGTACTCTTAGAAGGCGAAGAAGATCCTGTAATTAACGCTGTAGATTATTTTAATGGTAAAGTTGATACATTAGATCATACATGGACTTTACTTGCTCAACTATATCCTAACAAAGGACCACTAAAACTAGCACATGATAGATTAGTTAAACTTAATAAGATAAAGCCTATACCGGGATTAATCTATAATGCAGATGTTAAAGTATTAGATAGCCCATTATTAAATCATAACAACAATGCTACTAAAACTATTATAGCAGCTGATAATGGTGTAACTAACAGTGAAAACTATAATGAAATGTTAGGTGCTTTATCAAAGAATCAAGAACAGCATGGTGGAATAGATGCTATCAAAGATCCAAACGGAAACTACGTTACAGAGTTACCACTAGGCAAGCCTTTGTCAGAACATACTATACAAGAAGTTATGGCTTTAGTATCAGCTGGTTATACTAACATAGGCTTATATGACATGACACCAGCGGCATTAAGACAGGTGTTTGATTCTAATATGGGTGAGATAGATTTTACCAAACCGTTTGATGAGAAAGCACAGTCTAAACTATTACTAGCTAGATTATATTACAAAGCTAACAATCAAAATATATTTGGTAATGCCGATACATCATACAGAAGACTGATGAATTTTACGGAAGATCAAATCGAAAAGTATGAACAATTGATTGAAGAAATACCACCATTTATGAAATTACACACATTATATGGTCCAGCCGCTAAGGAGGCTATTAACCAAAACTTATAATTATGGAAGAATTTGATGTAGAATATGATCCTACGGGGTTTACTTCTACCGAAGAGTTAGAAAAAAGACTTGAAGAACAATCTATCGCACAAGATAAAATTAATGAAGCTCAAGCACTAGCTGTTCAAGAACAAGAAGAAAAAGAAACACTACAACAAGATCCCAGATCTGCCGATAAGTGGGGGCTAAAAGCTTTTGCTAAAGAAGGCCAATCTATTCTAACTGGTGGTATACAAGATACTATTTCTTCCAGTACTACATTTGCAGAACGTACGTTTGACGCTGTAACTGGTAGGATGCAAGAGGAGAAAGAACAGCAAGGTTACTACAGACCAGACTGGGATCCGTTTGTTGATGAAGATGACCCTATCATAACTAAAACATGGTGGGGTAAACTTTTAAGAGGTACAGTGCATTTCGGTAGTATGGCTGCCGGTATAGTGTTATCAGCAAAAGGATTAGCCGCAGCTGGTATACCTTTATTAGGAGCAGCATCAGCTAAGATGTTAGGATTAGGAGCTGTTACCAGAGCTATGGCTATTGGTGGTATATCTGATTTAATATCTAAAGAATCAGATGGACACAATGCTCTCGGAGCTTTAACTAAACAGTATGGTTGGATGGATACCCCACTAACCACTAAAGATACTGACCATCCTATGATGATGAAATTTAAAAACATTGTCGAAGGTATGGGAATAGGTTTAGTATTCGACGGAGCAGCACAATTAATAGGTGGTGGTAGTAGTGCAGTTAAAAGACAGATAATACAGCGTAATGCTAGTATTGAAAATCAAACAACTACAGCTGCCCTTGCACAGATACGTCAAGGAGATACTAATTTTCGTGCTGCTAAGAATAGACCTATAGCACAGAGACATCAAGGTGCCGATATATCAGAGGTTGACCCCGGTAAAGCTAGAGATCAGCTAAAACGTACACGTACAGACTGGGGATCTGAAGATGGTTCTACCGGTAGTGTAACTACTAACGTCGAACGTGAGCGTATAGCGAGAGAAGGTGGTACAACAGACGAGGTAGTTGAACGTACACTACGAGGTCTGATGAGCGATGAGAAGTTTAAGAAAGAAATGGAGTTTGTAAAAGGTAATAGAAAAGCCTTAGCAGACGTGTGGCGTGATTCGATAGAATCTTATATGAAGATTACCGATGGCAGAAATGTAGTCGAGATGTCTCCAGAAGAGTATTTATCTGATTTATTTGAAAAACAGAAAGCCAGTATACCTTTAGGTGAAGAGACATTTGAGACTTGGTCTGCTGAAACAGTTGTTACAGCTGACTTAGTTGTAGGATCTTTACTTAAACAACTACGAGATACAGGTATAGCTGGTAGAGAACTAGCAGATTACGTGTCATTAGATGACATTGACGGACCAGCAAAGCAGATTATAGATACTATGTTGACTGCTTTGACACAGACTAAGAAATCTAGGTTTGTAGCATCTGATTATTTTAGATCATTTGGTGCTGGTAAGACTAGAGCACAAGTAAATGATGCAGTTAATCAGGCAGTAGCGTCTGATATGCAAGATGTTAAAGATTCTATATTCTCTATTCTTAAAATTGCTAAAGATGATGCAGATGATAACTTATTAAATGCACTGTTTGAAGCTTTCTCTATGATGAAGAATGTGAATAATCTAGATGATTTTGATAACTGGGCAAGAACTATACTAAAAGGTGGTCAGATAGCAGGCGAAGGACCAGAAAGAACTGGTGCATTAATACGTAGTTTACAGGAAATGATAAGTCACAGTGTACTTAGTGGACCTAAAACACCACTTCGAGCACTTATAGGTACAGGTAGTGCAACATTCTTACGTCCTATTTCTACATTCTTAGGAGCTACTATGCGATTTCCATTCACTGGAGACGCAGCTACAGTACGTGCTAGCCTTGCATCTATGAATGGTATGATGGAAGCTATACCAGAAGCGTTTGATTTATTCTTTACTAAGTTAAATGGCTACTGGAGTGGTGATATATCTACTATTAAGACTCGATTTATTGAGTTTACTAAAGGGGATGCTAACTGGGAAGTAATGCGTAGATGGGCAGAAGATAGTGGAAGAGCAACAAGAGAAGATCGTGCTATTTTTGCTATGACTAACATGATACGTGGTATTAACAATAATAATCTTTTCACTTACTCTACTAAGATAATGGCAGCGACTGACGATGCTTTTACATTCTTACTAGGTAGAGCTAAGATGAGAGAAAAAGCCATGCGTCGTGTATTAGAGCTAGAAGGAAGTGGTGTACAGTTACCTGTTATTAATGGTAATGTTATGAGAGCATATCAAGATGATTTCTATGCAGAAATATTTGATGCTAACGGTAACATTAAAGACGATGCAACTATGTTTGCAAAGAAAGAGGTAACACTTACACAAGATCTAACTGGCTTTGCTAAAGGTCTTAATGATGTTATGACATCTAATCCTTTTGTTAGACCATTCTTTCTATTTGCTAGAACTGGTGTAAACGGACTTGCATTAACAGGTAAGCATACACCCGGATTTAACTTTTTAATTAAAGAATTTAATGATATAGCTTTTGCTCGTCCTAAAGATATACCTAATCTTAAAAAGTATGGTATTAACACTTTAGAAGAATTACAAAATGCTAAGGCATTACAAACAGGTAGATTAGCGATAGGTTCTGCTGTAACCTTTATGGGTATACAAGCATGGGCATCAGGCAGACTTACTGGTGATGGTCCTACAGATAGACAAATGCGTCAAGGCTGGATAGATGGTGGTTTCTTACCCGGAACTATCGAACTTGGTGGTGTTAGAGTTAACTACGAAGACATCGAACCTTTTGGTCTAATACTAAGAACTATTGCTAACGTAGGTGATGCTAGTCTATTGATGGGTGAAGAGTGGACAGAAAAAGAACTACAAAAGATTTCTCTTGTTGTAGCTCAAGCTGTTACAGGTAAATCTTATTTAGCTGGATTACAACAGCTAGTTGATTTAACAGCTGGACGCCCCGGTCAGGTAGAACGTATACTTGCTAGTATTACAAACAACACTGTGCCACTTGCAGCATTACGTAATGAACTAGGTAAATTAATTAGCCCACATATGCGTGAAATTAATTCTGGTGTATTTCAGTCTTGGCAAAACCGTAACCTAGCTACTGAAATATTACCCGGTATAGAAGGGTTGCCTATTAAGTATGATATGCTAAACGGTCAACCACTTAGAAAACATGACTTTATGACTCGTGCTTTTAACATGATTAGTCCTATACAACTAAACATGGATCAAAGCCTCGGCAGACAGTTTTTATTTGACAGTGGTTATGATTTAAGAATCAGTACATTTTATGCACCTGATGGTACTAATTTAACTGACGATGCTGGTATACGATCTGAGTTTCAAAAAGCTATAGGTAAATATAATTTAGAAGCAAGGCTAGAAGAACTAGCTAGAGATCCTAAAGCTATTGCATCTTTAAAACAAATGAGAGCTGATATACGTGCTGGTAAGCGGGCAGAATATAATGCTAGAGATTACTACCACAATATTATGATTGACAGAATGTTTAAAGAAGTTAGAAGACTAGCTTGGAATGACATTAAATATAGGCCAAACATACTAGCTCTTATTGATGAGCAAAAACAGAAAAAATTAGAACAAGAATATAAAACTGTAGAAACAAACAACCTTCTTACAATATATAAGTAATGGCAACAACTTTCGTAGACTACACAGGAGACGGAAACGCTACGAAGTCGTTTTCCTTTCCTTCCATAAAAGAAGCAGATATTAAAGTAGATGTCGATGGTGTAACAAAAACATCAGGCAATCACTATAATATAACTAGCTACACAACAACCGGTGGTGGTAACGTAGAATTCACTACTGGTAATATACCAGTCAGCCCATCATCTATTCGTATTCGTAGAGACACAGATGTAGATACTGCATTAGCAACCTACACAGCGGGCTCATCCGTTAAGGCAAACGATCTTAACAACAACAATAAGCAGTTATTATATGCTGCACAAGAAGAACAGAATCAAACTGTAGTAACATCTGATATAAAAGATGCAGCAATTACTACAGCTAAGATAGCAGCTGATAGTATAACAAGTGCTCTTATAGCAGATGACCAGATAAATTCTGAACACTATGTCGATGGTAGTATTGATACTGCACATATTGCAGATGCAAATGTAACCACAGCTAAAATAGCTGACAGTAATGTTACTTTAGCTAAGATGGCCGCTGATAGTGTTGGGACAAGTCAACTTAGAGATAACTCAGTTACAACATCAAAGATAAATAACAGTCATGTCACTACAGCTAAAATAGCAGATAGTAATGTAACTACAGCTAAAATTGCAACTGATGCTATAACAGGTGCAAAGATTGCAGATGATTCAATTAACAGCGAGCATTATGTTGATGGAAGTATTGATACTGCACATATAGCTGATAGTCAAATTACTACAGCTAAGATTGCAGATAATGCAGTTACCGCAGCTAAAATTGCTAATGGTACAATTACAAATGCACAAATAGCAGACTCAACAATAGGCACTACTCAGTTAGCTGGTACCGCAGTTACAGCAGCTAAACTATCAGCTGATGCAGTTAGTACAGCTAAGATAGCAGATGATGCAGTTACTACAGCTAAGATAGCAGCAGACGCAATTACTGGAGCTAAAATAGCAGATGATGCTATAGATTCTGAACATTATACTGATGGATCTATTGATACAGCTCATATAGGTAATACTCAAGTTACAGATGCAAAACTTGCTTCTAATGCTGTTATAACATCTAAGATTACCGATGCTAACGTAACTACTGTTAAAATAGCAGATTCTAACGTAACTCTTGCTAAACTAGCGAGTGACTTAAAACAAACAACTATATCAGATAGTGATACACAGTTACCAACATCAGGTGCTGTTGTTGATTATGTTGCTGCACAATTACAACCATTTGGTGGATTTGAAGCAGTAGCTACAGAGGTAGCATTTCCTAATACCCAACCAGTTAGTGGTGTTGCTATATCTATATCAGATGCTGGAGGAGTAGTAATTAATGGTTCTGGAGTTAGTACAACTGGTAGAACAGTAGGCGGCTCAACGGTAACTATTAATGGATTTCCATCAAGTTTATATAATGAAACATTAGTAGCTGGAGTAGGTTTAATAGTTACTTCTACAGGATCTAGTCAAACATATAATTACCATAAAATACTTGGTAAAGAAGAGGATATTAAACAATTATCTGACGATATAAATGACTTTAACGCAAGGTATAGAGTTGGGTCGTCGAACCCTACAAGTGCTCTTGATAGTGGTGATTTATTCTTTAATACTGGTACAGGTAAACTTCTTGTATATAATGGAACTCAATCAGCTTGGGAAGAAGCACAAAGTATAGGTCAATATTTTATAAATACAATATCGAGTTCATCTAATACAGGTGGAGGAAGTGCAACATTTAATAATAGTGCTTATAGATTTACACTTAGCAACGCTGGAGCAGTTGCAGAACAACATATTGTTTCTGTCAATGGAGTCGTTCAGAAACCTAACAGCGGAACCAGTCAACCCAGCGAAGGCTTTGCTATTGATGGTGCTGATATCATATTTTCTGCCGCTCCTCCTACTGGTGCTGATTTCTTCATCATTACAATCGGATCAACAGTAAATATTGGTACACCAAGTAATGGAACAGTTACTACAGATAAGTTAGCAAGTGGTGCGGTAACTACAGCCAAGATTGCAGATGACGCAGTGACCGCTGCAAAGCTTGCTAACACGTCTGTAACAGCTGGTAGCTATGGTTCAGCCACAGCTATTCCAGCGATTACTGTAGACGCTCAGGGACGTATTACAGCAGCATCAACAAATAGCGTAACAAGAAATAACAACGCAGACAACAGAGTTATTACTGGCTCTGGTACTGCTGATACTTTAAATGCAGAATCAGGTGTAATTATAGATTCTAACGGAAGACTAGGTATTAATAACTCAAGTCCTGATAGAAAGCTTGAAGTTCAAAATGATGGTGATTATGCAGCTAAGTTTAGTGGTGGGACTGGTTCTGGTCATACTTCAATAGAAATAGGACAAGTAGCTACAAACGGTTCTGCTGGATTTAACGCAACTGGCGGATCAATGTTATTTGATATAGCTGGTGCTGAGAAAATGCGACTAGATACGTCTGGACGTTTACAAGTAGGTACAACTGTTGGTTGGGGAAGCAACGCTAAACTTCACGTAAGCGATACTTCAAGTAACTGTTTTGTTGTTATTAGTGCTGCTGATGATGGTAATTCTGTTCTTGCTTTTTCAGACACAGCTGCCACAACAAGAGGATCACTTGATTATGACCATGATGGAGATTTCTTAGGAATAAAAACAGCAGGCACTGAACGAGCACGTTATGATAACGCTGGCAATTTACTTATAGGTAAAACCACTACAGCTACTAATTCTGATGGTATTCGTTTAGATGGTAGTGGATTATTTGCATTATCTAGATCATCCACAAGTACAAACGGTGGAACTTCCAGTGGTGGATGTCTTGTTTTATGTAACTCTAGCAATACTGATAATAACTTTTCAAATATTGGTTTTTACAAATCAGACGGACTTGTAACTTCACAGATCAACGGTGTTAATGTAAGTCAGTCTAGTCGTCACGGTGCTCTTAGTTTCTTAACTCATGACGGATCAGTATTATCTGAGAAGATGAACATAGATCAGAATGGTGATATAGTTATTGGAGCTTCCTCTTGGTCATATAAAAAAGCATTAAATGTTCAAGGTTCTACTGGTTCGATTCTTGCTTTATCAAACTATGATACCACCACATACGCAGCAGATACAAACACAAGTATAGAACTTCGTGTTAATACTGGTAATACTGGAAACCAAAATGGTTCTTGTGAAATTAGAGCGTTTAAAGAAAACGGAACAAATGGAGATAATGCAAGAGGATTAGGTCTTTACACTGCTCCTAATGGTAGTAGTCCATCAGAAAGATTAAGAATACATCCAGCAGGGGAAGTTACAATTCCAGCCGGTGTAACTCTTGGTACAGCAATAACAGCTAATACCGCAGCAAACACTCTTGATGATTATGAAGAAGGAACTTTTAGTGCACATGGACATGACTCAGGTGGAACTAATTTTAGTACTGGTCTTACTGGAAAGTATACAAAAATAGGAAATAGAGTTCATTTGTCAATATTTTTCTTTGCTTATGGAGGCACATCTAACAAAACTATGGGTTATTT